TAAAAATGGGCAAAGAAAAACCCGCACTTGGCGGGTCTTAGGTTTAGGGTTTAGGCTATCGCTTTTTAGTCAAAATGCGAATGATTAGTGCAAGGGTTGCATATATCATGGGGTTTTGTCCATTAATATTTTTTTAAGTAATGGCACGGCTAAACCCGTCAAATTAGACAATTCCCTTAAGGTCATATTAGGGTTATTGTCATATATGCGTTTTATATCTTCAAGGGTTAATCCATTGATTGATTTTTTGAGTGTATAGGCCATCATTAACCCCACAATCCAATGATTAACCAAAGGGATGCAAACCCCCCACAACACACCCAGCACACAATTTTATCGATGGTTTCCATAGTCACACCTATTAACCCCGGAAAATGCCGGGAAACACCCCATACACAGCGTATAGGCCAAAACACACCCCGTAGGATGTGCTTCAGTCTAGGCGCTTAGATAGTGCAACACCCACAACACGGTGCATCAATACATCGGCCCCCCTTGTTTCGATAGTATTCCCGGCCCCCAATATTGAAAACATCAGAGATATAACCCGGTTTTGTCGCTGTGCGCTGTGCCATATAAACCCCGGCATCATCATGTTCTGATAACCAAGCTTTACGGGTTGATGTATCAAATTTAATGGTATCGCCTGGATATATTGGAGCGCCAGACACAGCACAGCGGCCCGGGTATTTTGCTGCCATTATTTTTTGCATGATGCGGCCCCCTTGTTTTGTAGGTGTTTCAATGCTTGATCGAATGAATCAAAACGGCCCCCCAATGGGGTTTGGTGCGGCCCCCGAACAATAAACCAGCCCCCCAATAATTTATTGTGGACAATTCGCACAGCGTTATACATAGTGCACCCCCTTAATTTGAGTGAATCCGGAAAAATCCCGTTTAGCCTTACCTTTTGCATACAATGCAACAACAACGGCTTTTGGTTCTATGTGTCGGACATCGGTGTCGTCACCATCAATCACGGGCCAGCCCCTAAAATTGTCCGGGATATCTGCTTGTTTTTGGAAAACCACAGCGACACGAGAATTGTGTTTATTAGTCAATCCCTTGATTGATATGGGTTTAGGTGTGATAGCACTAAATGAATAGGTAAGGTCATAATTCCCGGGTGTTTTGCCCGTAAGGTTTCGGCCCGGGTGTTTTGTGTAGTCATAGAACTGGACATCGGGAAACAATTCAAAGATGTTTTTCCCATCATGCACAATGAGATTCTCATAAGGGATATCCGATGTCCCATTGGGCCGCACAAGGGGAATAAACCCTAGTTTTTGGGCCTTGTTTCGCAGTGTCCATACATCGGCAGCCAGTGACAGCAAAAAGCTTTGCTGTTGATCATAGTAAAAACGGGTTTTGGCGATACGGGCTTTTTGTACGCTATTGAAGGCCCCACGGCCCGCTGATTCTAAACACCCGTTCATGCAGCCAGCCAGCTTTGCCATGGCGCAGATTGTGTGGTCGGGTTTTAGGTAGACAATCCCGGTAAGATAACCAATGGATTCTCCCTTGATTGTCTTAGCAGATGATTCCCCTAGGATGGTTTTGTAGGTTAATCCTAGGGTTTTGATGATGGTTTTGTACGGGTTTTTCATTGTGACACCTATTAAAAAATGAATGAAAATTAGGGGCACTGTGGCCCCTGGGATTGAAGATTAGACAATGAATTCGGGGTTTGACACAACACTGTATGCCAGTGCGATGGCCATGATTTCGTTTTGTGATTTAGTGCTGCGAGCGGCCCGATACAGCCCCGACAACGCCCGTGCGAGATAGTCTTTGCCCAGGCCCGCTTCGCTGTATTTGATTGAGAGAGACACTTCGCGTTGTTCTGATTTAGTCATTGTGACACCTATTAAATGTGGGTTGATGAATCACTGGTTTTGTTTTCCAGTGATATAAATATAACGCCGATCCCCAGGGTTTGATATAGGGATAAACCCTATGTTTCCCCATTATTTATATAGGTACTTTCCCTATGAACAACAAAGTATACAGATAACAATCTATGTTCTAATATAGTGTATACAATCATGTGTGCAATTGTGTGTACTGTAGGTATAGCTGAAATGGTGCTTATGCAATTTATGCATAACCTTATTGAGAATGATTCTCATTTGCATCCAGCCTACCTAGGGTTTCTACTACCAATGGTTTACCCTATCAGTGTTTCTACCTAGGTACTTACCCTATCAGGGTTTTCCCTTAAGGGTTTGTAGGGGGGGAGGGGGTGGGTGAGGTGTGAGAGATTTTGNNACAAAAATGACTAGCTTTTATTGGGAAGGAAGAAGATGCTACAGACGTAGCAAGGCAGTCGTAGCAATTCTCATGGTCTTGAGAATCCCTTGACTAGGGTGGGTGTCGTATAGCGTACAGAGTTAAGCAGACTCTGTGGGGCATCAGGTCGTATTACTGTTAAACAGTGCGTACCGCTTTATAGCCACCGCCCTTACTTCCTGGTGAGGATTTGCTTGGGCAACCGAATATCTCATGCCTTTGAGGGTGCGACTGCCACACCCGACATCCCTTTACTTGTCACGCCAATCAGTTGTATCCGTGTTGGATTTACCTATGTTACACGCTTCACAAAGCACTTGCAAATTGTTTATGTCAAGTTCCCTCTCTGGGTGCTTTGACCTGGGAAGAATGTGATCCACATGGATGTAGCCACTTGTTTCACCGCAAGCCTGACACTTCTTGCCAAACTTCACCAAAGCCTTGTATCTGACTTCCCGCCATTCTCTTGTCTTGTAAAACTCTTTGCCCATGCCAAACACATAAGCAGGTGGCGGCTCAAAGGTGGAGGTCTTTTTGACAGACTTCTTTTGCATGGCCCATGCTATTTGAGAAGCCTTCTTGTTTATCAAAGCCTGAATAACAGGGCTAGATTCTGCTAATTTTGCTAATGTTTTCTTGGCTTTCTCAGCATCCTTCTTGCGCTTCTTTTTGTAAGCGTCAACTGCCTTTTGGCTATATAAGTAAATGCCCATGGAAAAAGCCCTTTAGGGGTGATACAGTCGCGCCCCTGAGTATCCCCAGGGCTGTACCACTTCTAAAAGGCTTGATCTGGCGCGAACAGATGGTGAGATTGTATAAGGGTTTACCCCACTTGTCAAACAATGTATAGTTCACCAAACTTCCATAACTGGGTAAAGTATGAATGTGATTGATGCACTGCCAAACAACCTGAAGAAAAAGGGGCGGCCCAAGGGGTCTGTGAACAAGAAGTTCACTATGTCTACCTATGCCGATAGGCCAACTGCACTTCTTCCCAAGACTGAAGTTCAGCGCATCAAAGAACTCAAAGACCTCCTGATAAACAGCGCAGGTTCCAATGTTGTTCACAAAGCAATCGAGATTGCAATGAATGACGAACATCCTGCCCAAGCCGCTATGCTCAAACTCTGTATGGATAGGATGCTTCCTGTCAGCTTGTTTGAGAAAGAAGGAAAACAGCGTTCTGCTGTCACAATCAACATCACTGGTATTGGCGATATAAGTCATAGTCCTGTTATTGACACATCTAATGCAGAAGATGTAGAATCAAAATAGCCGACCTCACAAAGGCTTTCAACACGACAGGGGTGCGTGTGGCTAAACACCCCATCCTTCTGAAAGAGGACTATGGAACTTAAATGCAATGTTTGCAACAACTTGTTGCCAGTAGAGTCATTCCACAAATGCTCCACAATTTCTCGTGGTTATCAGTACAGATGCAAAAAATGCGTATCTGCAGATGATAAAACTGAGGAAAGACTTTCTTATCAAAAGGAAAAAATAAAAGAGTGGAGAAAGTCAAATCCAGAGAAAAGAAATGAGCAAAAACAAAGACATTATTTAAAAAACAAAGAAAAAATTGACCAGAAAGCAAAAGACTGGTACAACAACAATAAAGATAGGTACAAAAATAGATCAATGCTTAGAAAGTATGGCATTGATTTAGATCAGTTCAATCTGATGAGAGAATGCCAACAATATCGTTGTGCGATATGTGGGCAAGGAGAAGAATCCTTGACAAAAGGATTGGTTATAGATCATTGTCACAAAACTGGTAAAGTTAGAAAACTGCTATGTACAACTTGCAATACGGCTCTTGGTATGTTTAAAGAAAACACAATGATTTTGCAAACTGCGGTTGAATACCTTAAGGAATTTAATGGCTGATTTATCCTTCAAATTGTTGCCATGGCAAGAGCAAGTTTTTAAAGACAAAACAAGATTTAAGGTTATTGCTGCTGGTCGTAGATGTGGTAAATCAAGGCTTTGTGCAATTACTTTGCTGATTGAGGCATTGAGATGTCCCGCTGGTTCTGCTGTTCTTTATGTAGCGCCTACCAATGGACAGGCAAGACAAATTATCTGGGATGTTTTGCTTGAGTTAGGAAAGGATGTAATTCAAGCAAGTCATATCAACAATATGGATATAACAACCATCAACGGCGCTAAGATTTACATTAGAGGCGCTGATCGTCCCGATACTTTGCGTGGTGTTAGTTTGACCTATGCTGTACTTGATGAAGTTGCTGACATAAAGCCAGAAGCATGGGAACAGGTGATTCGAGCATCATTGTCAGATAAAAAAGGAAGCGCTTTATTTTTGGGCACTCCAAAGGGGCGCAACTGGTTCTACGACTTGTTCAAACTAGGTCAAGAAGACACTGATCCTGATTGGAAGTCCTG